CTTAAGACTACATCATTTATGAGTGATGCACAGTCGATACGAAATATCGTATCAGCGATAAAAGCTGAATTACCGTCTAACGACGCTATTGTGCAAATTTGCACAAGCCTCCTCCGCGGTTGCGATTACACGCGGGGTGCTAACGGTAAAATTACCGTTGAAAAGCGTTATGCCGTAAATTACGGCATCATCGACCGTTTATCACGGAAGGACGCCAAATCCTTTCGTCGGTTGATCGCTCGGGACAATGCCCGAAACGAAAATTTCGTTAAGAAGGTGACACCACCCTCAGATCGTATATACGATCTTGCGCGTGACTCCTGGGGAGCATTTGCTAGTACGGTCGTCCTACATCCGGAGTTCGACCTACAAAAGTCAAGTTTTGACTTTGACCTATATGAATCTATTATGTCATATAAGGTCTGGTTCTTCAAAATGGCGTTTTTAAACATCCATGAGAAGACCGAGGATTGCGGATGCAAAATTCGCTCCGAAATCCACTGTCCAAATTTGGTCAGGGCTATTAGTAGCCTTAAGGGGCTCTCCAAGTGGATAGTCTATTACGGGTCCATAAAACCCGTTGACGCCGAGGAGGCCCCAGGTGTAGATTACACCTTGCCGGGACAGCTACCAAGTGTAGCTTACCAGATCTTGGGCTGGTATGGTGGCCATCTATCCCGGTGGCGCACCCCCCACAAATTTGTTGGGATCTTTCCGGGACTTACTGATCCGGAAAGGAAATCCATAATTTTAGGATTAGCGCAAATGAGCACCTTCGGGCGCGCGCTACCGACACCCCCTGACTATTATTGCCGGGAGGAGTTGGAGAGTGTTATTGAACACTTATCCGGAGTTCCGGATTATCCAGGAGAGATGGATGACATCTTCTGGAACCAAGCGAATTCGTTTGGACGGCGGATCGGGCTAGCTCTCGATAGGCCGATGGGACATACCCATACCTCAACTTCGGCTTCGGCCTGTTTTGAGGCTACGACTGAGGAGGGTGGATCTGCGGGGTATCTAGTAAGCGAGATACGCCGATTTGCCTTCACCCCAGTCAATCGATTTTTCGATTACTACACCTTTCAGGGTAGTGAGTCGAGTCTCTACGACCCCTTTGGTCGGGAGATTTTTGGTCCGGCTCGGACCGAGAAGAAACTCGGTATGGCTGCCTTTGGCAGTCTCGCGTATCGCGACTCCCCTCGCATTTCAAGCGATAAGGGTAAGATCCCCGTCAATGAAGACTATGTCATTCATTTGATGGGCATATTCGGTCATTCGACCGAAGATATCTCCGACATTAAGACCCTTCTTAATGAGAATCTCGGAGATATAGTCCTTATTTGGGCTTGGTTCAAGGCCATGGAGTATGGGTCTTTCTCCGGTCTTATGAACCAACTCGATTGCGATCGAGTTCCAGAAAGTATCTGGCATACCCTTCGGTTTCCAGGCCGAACGGGTAAAGCGACATTTCGCTGCAGGGTCGACTCACTTGAATGTGAGGGAACCTGCCTTCGCGCCGACTTGTTCATTCAGGAACAGTTAGGCGTGACCGTCAAACGACGGTATACTTCACCCTACCCTTGGGAGGATAAAGTATATAACATTGAAGACTTCAATGTACGAGATTTTGCACTTTTCCTCGTTGACCGAGCCAACGCCTCGGGTGCTAATCTCGACTTAGACTCCGTGCGTATAAAAACGCGCGAGGTTCTACACGGAGGTTTCCGTGTGAAGAGGGGTCAGCTATTACCCTTCTTTATCGATCCAAGTCCGAAAATTTGGACCCAGGATCGTGAGGTTGAATGTAGCCTCATGGTTCTTGCTGAGCCTGGATTCAAAGCAAGAGCCTTAACCAAAAATCCTGTTTGGTTGACCATCCTACAATCCACATGTAGGCATATGGTCGCAGACGCATTTAGTCTGGATCCGAGACTTGGATTGGGTCTCGAATCATCGTACGTACTTTGGGATCTTCTCAAGGTTGTACGCAGGGAAAATGAACCCTATCGGATTTCTGTCAATACCGATCTAAGTAGATCGACGGACAGAATCCCTATGACCTTAATAAGGTCAATGTGGTCTGGCTTCATAGCTGGAATCGCAGCTACCGGCAAAGCCGGTCCACTCGGTGTATACCGAAATCTTATCTGTGTGGACCATTCGGTCTACGTCGATAAGAACACTCAATTTGAGCGTGTGTTCTCCCAAATGTGTGGATCATTTATGGGCGAACCTATGTCATTTATGACATTAAGCCTTTATAACATATGTTGCCAAGAAGTTGCATCCCTGGCACGTTATCAAGGTCTTATGGTGGGAGAGATCCTAAAGGTTGACCAAAACAATCAGGACCCCCGCGCTTTCGAAACTTCGAAAGATGCCATCGTCGGAGACGATGGCCTTCGTTTAACAAACGACACCCAACTTGGGCTTTATACACGAAATGTGTATATACTTACTAACGGTTCCCTTAGCTTGGGGAAAGATACCGAGAGTGAGTATCACGCTATCCTTGCCGAGAACCATGTGTTCATTGATAGTAACGGCAAGCTTGCGTACCTTGATATTATCAAGGCCCGACTTCTCTCATGGGTAAATCGGGAGCATTCAGACCATCGTGACAGTCTGATTGGAAAGGGCACTGCCCTTTTTCAACAGCTGGAATGGTACGAAGATACCAACGGTGGACAGTCTGCTGAAATCGCGCGTAGTATTTATGCTAGCTCGATTAGCCGTAGAATTACGGCTCCATGGGTGGCTCGTCGATTACTCGACTTGCCAACCTGGCTCCCACCCCAATTGGGTGGCCTTGCCTTGCCGATTCCGGCAACCGATGAGGATTTAGTTAATTGGTTTTATGGCGTCGCAACTGTGGCGCCTTTTACCGATTATCTAAAATGCGCAATGCGCATTCAGAACCTTAACGCTCGAAGAAAGCGTGGGTTCGAGTTACCGGATTTAACCCCGGTCATTTCACATTTGAAATTGGACGACTTACACTATTTAAGTGGTCCGTTGGTCAGTTTTGACCAGAGTCGTAAACAACTCGTACCCCTGGACTCTGTTGTCACCGCTTTCATGGCGACTGGTCCATTGGGTTACTTCAATATTGAAGTAAGTCCGGTCACACAAAGACCCCGTGTGAGGGACTGTCTCCGCATATGTGCGGATACATTTGGATTCATACCTCTTGACGTGGTCTTGGATCAAGTTGAGAGATTCCAAATGTTTCGTGATATTTTCACGAATCGGGCCAAACCAGCCCGACTCACTATTAGTGGGTATCTCTCAAATTTGAAAGAATTCACCGATTGGGCCAAGATATCCCGGGTTGGTGAATATAGCGTGGTAAAACCACGTTCCATGCCTTTGCATGGGAAGAATTCCCTTAGTTGGGAGTTCCAGAAGCGTAAATATACGCTGGTCCACAAGGATGAGATCGCCGCAGGTTTACTTGCGATTGGTCCCACCCTGGGAGTGGACCTTACACGTCGGCTTATTCGTAAGCAGACGCGTACTGGTTACAATGACCAGTTAGACGCCATGATTCAATCATGGTTATCGTCTTTTGTCTCTCCCAATGAGGAGGGAGAGTTCCTCTAGAGGACACTCATAGTCTCGGTTAAACCCGTAGATTCCGGTCGAATGAGCGGTTAGGGACCATGTCGATCCACGTTATCGCCACCGTGGTGGCACATGGACTAACCAGTTATTAATTAAAAATTTTATA